TTGTAATACTTGCTTTTATAGTAATCGTACTCAATCGAGAAGATTTACTAGGAGAAGGCAGTAAAGGAATTACAGGAGAGTATGTAAGTGATTCAGGCACAAAAAGAACTGCCAAGAAACTGAGAGAGGATCATATAGTATGAATCAAATGTTACTAGCTTTTTGTTTAGTTCTTGGTGGGGCAAGTTATTGGCTCTATACAGAGAATGAAACATTGAAAGCAAACAATGCAAAACTAGAAGGTGCTATTGCAACGCAAGAAGAAGCAATGGCTACCATGCAAAAGGATTTTACTTTGCAAACAGAACAACTACAAAGTATGACATTAAAAAGTCAAGAAATTCAAAGAGAGTTGATGAGATACAGTAATTTTATCAAAGAATATAAACTAACAGCAAAAATACTGGAAGATCCAGTAGAAATGGAAAGGAAAATAAACAATGGAACAAAACATGCATTTGAAGACATTCAAAAAATCAGTGCTACCGTTGACGATCTTGATGATGGTCTCCAGTTGCAGTCTGTTAACAACTAAACCTATAGAAATAACAGCAAAGCCTATGGAGAGGAAGATTGTTCAACCAATCATGCCTCGTGAACTAGAGTTAACAACTCCACAATGGATAGTAGTTACACCAGATAACTGGGAAGATCAACTTGCTCGTATTGAAAAACAAGAGGGTGAAATAGTATTTTTAGCAATGACTGTTCCTGATTATGAAGTTATGTCTTTAAACATGAAAGAACTACAAAGATATATTACTGAACTAAAAGATGTAGTAGTATACTATAGAAAAGTAACAACCGAGTCCTTGAATGTCAATCCACAGTAAAGTATTTCGTATAGTTAAAGAACAAATAAATGTGGGCAATGTAAGTATGACTTCGGATTTAGTTGATGAACACAATGCTGACAGTCTTGATATGGTTGAAATAATTATAAATGTAGAACAAGAGTTTGATGTACATATACCTGACGAAGTTGTAGAAACATTGAGAACAGTAGGAGATATAGTAGTTTATGTAGATCAAAACTTATCCCCCTACCACCCTATCAGAGATGAGGTGAATCATGTGGAATATAGTTAATAAATATCTTGCTTATAGAGAAGCAATGAAAGGTGCTAAATACTTTGAGAAGCACCCACACTTACAAGAAAGATTAGAATTAATCGAAGAATGGTGTGAAGAACTAGAGGACAGAATAGTAGAGATTGAGGAAAACCAAAATCATTATTCTGATAGAGTAGTTGCATTAGAAAAGATAGCACATCCAAAGTGTGGTATTGAAGAATTTGATGGCTATGATCCTTTAGTGCAAAGAATTAAAAAATTAGAGGAAAACAAATAAACACTCAAAGAACACTTAGTTCAAAAACTAGACGAGTATCTGCTTATCTCGTCAAAGATTATTTAGAAGAAGCAGAATATAAACCTATCCCAGTTCAACTGGATAAGATTAAGTGTGCAAACAATACTGACCAAGAGTTTCTTGCAGATGGAGTTGCACTTGTAGGATTACAAGATCCACTTCTATTGTTAATTTCTAATCATAAGGACTTAACAATGGACGGCGATCAGCCCTACATTGAAGAACCTTTCGTTTGCTACAAAGGGAATAAGTATCTCTATGCAGCAAAAGAATTAGGTTATGATGCTATCGACTGTATTATCGCAGATGATGATATATGGGCGAAAGCAATAGAATACGCCTTGAAACAAGGCTGAGCCTCGTAAGAGGATTAGGAGAGAAGAATGTTAGGATTCTTACAATGGGTTATCGGATGGATTCAAGTTATACCATGGTTAGTCATGAGTGCTTCAATCATAGCTGCGTGTACAGATACACCAAAAGATGACAAGTTAGTCGGGAAAATGTATAAAGTTCTTGACTGGTTTGCAATCAATGTTGGTAAAGCTAAACAAGACGCAAAGGAGAGCTAAATGGCAGACGAAAGATTCGCAGGTGATATGAGTAGAAATGAGGTCGAGATTGATCTTAATAAATTCATGGAACTTGTAACCGAAAATTCAAATCTCAAAGCAAAAATAGTAGAGATGGAAGCCAACAGAGAGCCAGATAATCCTTGGCAGCGTTGGATTTTCTTATCAAACATGATTGATGCTTGGAGAATTTTCCCCCGAATGTTTTTATCAGTATATATTTTCTTACTATACTATTGTACAATGTGGTTCATGGAACTATCAGAGCCTACAATGGAACAGTCAGGACTTATCAGTATCGTAGTAGGAGCGGGTGCGGCATGGTTCGGACTATACGCAGGTACAGCGAAGGATAAAATTAACGGTGGTGGAAAATAGTTCTTGACTTCATCTCATAATTTTAGTATAATATAAGTTATGAAAAAGTTCAAAGACATTAAAAAAATCAAGCCACAAAAAGTTGAGAAGGTCTGTCCTTACTGTAAGACTACAGAAAATGCAGATGGTCTCTGTGGCATTTACAAGTGTTGGAAGTAATTTATGAATTTATTTTACTTAGACGAGGATCTCGACAAGGCAGCACAGTATCATGTTGACAAGCATATTGTTAAGATGCCACTGGAAGCTGCCCAGATTCTTTGTACAACAATTTATATCGACAAGTTTCTAGGGTATGTTCCTCGTGCGCTGAATGCAGACGAGCGAGAAGTTCTAAACAAACTCAAAGCAGAAATCAAGCATTTGCCACTTGAGGAGCGACCCTTCCCCTACCTTCCAATGATGTACAACCATCCCTGCACAATCTGGGCTAGGGAGTCATTGGACAATCACGAGTGGGTTCATTGTTATGCAAATGCATTGAATGATGAATACCACTATCGTTATGGCAAACTACACAAATCTGTAGAACAAGTAGTAAACAAACTACCTGAGCCAGTACATCTTGAAAGAGTAGGTTTTACTAAGTTCGGATTGGCAATGCCAGACGATCTTAAAGACTATGATAATCCGATACAAAGCTATCGTGATTATTACCACTTAGACAAGGCAACCTTTGCAGCTTGGTCTCACCGAGACAAACCACATTGGTGGAGTGAAGATTATGCCGATTACGAAAAAAGGATAACAGCACAGTGAAAGATAAATTTAACGAAGAAGTAGCATTAACTATGCTAAAAAACCATATTATAGGCACTTATCATTCACATTATGGTAGTGGTAAGATTCAAGCAACTGAATTTATCTTTGACGCAGGTCATGGAGAAAGTTTTTGCTTGGGAAATATTATAAAGTATGCTCAAAGATATGGTAAAAAAGACGGAAAAAACACTAATGATCTATTAAAAATTTTACACTACGCAGTAATGCTACTAGGAAAAGAGGTAGAAGATGGCAGTTAGAAAGAAAAGAGAAGAAAAACTTTCAGAAGCAAACATAAATAAAGTAATAGAACTACTTGCCGCAGAAAAACCTATAACTAAGAAAGAGGCGTGTGAGATATTGCATATTGCATACAATACAACTCGTCTTAGTAAAATTATAGCTGACCACAACGAAACAATAGAACACCGTGCTAGAAGAAAAGCACAAAATAAAGGCAAGGGAGTAACAGAATTAGAGAAAAAATCAATAGTTAAGTACTATTTAGAAGGCTCTAATGTTTCTGATATTGCAAAAGCATTATATAGATCTCCTGCTTTTATTAAAGCAGTTATAGAACGAATGGGAGTACCACAAAAACTTCCAGATACAGACTATAGAGGTATCAAAGAGGCAATGATCCCAGAACCTTGTGTAGCAGAAGAATTTATGCCAGGCGAAAGAGTCTGGTCGGCTCAAGGCAACTGTATTGCAGTTGTAAAACGAGAGATAACAAAGTCTCATAACTTTGAAAAACATGGTAGCAAGTGTTATCTGTTATGGGAAATCGAAATGGCAGAGTGTGAATCGCCATACTTCGGGTTTATGAAAGACGCAGGACACAATGCGCCACGATTAGCATATAACATTGGAAGTTTAAGACACTTACAGGAATATTTATGAAATACTTTATAGCTTTCTATACTGCCGCTTGGATAATATCTTTATTAAAATTATACTACCCTTCCATTAAAACATTAAAAGCAGTAGAAAGTAATAGTATATTAGTAAGAAATCAATTTCTAGGATGGATTGTTGCCGCTCCAGCATTTGCTATAGGAACACCCTTATTGTTTCCTATAACACTTTCTAATAACGCAACAAAACAATTTATAGTTGCATTTTGCGACAGAGCATTAGAAGAATAATATGGCATACAGTAAAGAAGTAGTAGATAGATTTGAAGGAGTACTTAATAGTCCCAAGCAGTTTTCAGTAGGAAGATTTAATCCTAACGATCCTGATGTAGCAACGGGTATGCAAGGTGCACCTGCGTGTGGTGATGTAATGAAATTACAACTACGCATTGATCCTTTAACAGACATTATAAAGAGTGTTAAGTTTAAAACTTATGGATGTGGAAGTGCAATTGCTTCTTCTTCTATGTTCGTAGATATGTTAACAGGTATTACTATAGAAGAAGCAAAACAAATAAAAGACAGAGATATTGCAGAAGCACTTAAGCTTCCTCCGATTAAATTACATTGTTCTGTATTAGCAGAGGGCAGTATCAAAGCAGCAATCGAAGATTGGGAGAAAAAGAATGATTGAATTTATTTTTACACTGCCCACAACAATAGGCATATTTGTATTTAACTTAGGCGTTTGGGCTGCAGTTATTTATTATGCTGTTGAATGGGTACGAGACACACTAAAAGACAAAGGATACTTATGAATTATTTATTAAAAGCACTTATCGCTAAGTTACAAGGCGAAGTAGAAGTAGCAAAAGCAAATGTATTAGTTTATCAAAGAAGTCCAGTAGGCATTGGAGAACACCCAGAGATTATAGAGGCTATCGAAACACAGATAGAAAAAATCGCAAATGCTGAAGAAAAGATTGAGACTATACAAAAGCATTTTTCAAGATAGGAAGTGGTCATAGATACCGAAAAATACTTCTTGACAGATGGTTTCAAATTCGATATAATATAGTTATATTTAAACAAGGATATACATGAGTGATAGATTTTATACACAACAGTACGACCGAACAGGTTGGAAGCCCGTATGGAATGACACATGGATCCAAAACAAACATAGGAGAAAAAGAATGGCTTGGACAGATGAATCTAAAGCACAGGCAGTCGAAATGTATCAGGAACAAGAACCAACACCTGAAACTTCAATGGAGATTGTAAAAGACATCGCAGACGAACTTGGTGAATCACCAAATGGAGTTCGTATGATATTGACCAAGGCAGGCGTTTATGTAAGAAAAACTCCAGCAGCTAAATCCTCAGGTGGATCTACTGGTGGTGGACGAGTATCAGTAGCTGATGCTCAAGCAAGTCTTACTTCCGCTCTGTCAGACGCAGGTCAAGAAGTTGA